ACTCAGGCCAAGCTCGAGCAACTAAGCAAGCAGGTCCAAGATGCCAAAATTGCGGTCGATGCTCGTGAATCTGTTCGTGCTGACATCGCTGCTAATGGCGACAGGGTGCCAGACGACGACCCCTTCCTTAGAGACTAGCTTTTGCTCCAACGCTAAAGCCATTTATTATTCCAGACACGACACCCTACCCACTATCGCCCAGATAAGGGAACATAATGCGGTGGGAGTCGCGCTGAAGTGTGGATGGGTCGGGGCCAAAAAGAAGCCGTAATGTGTTGTCATTCGAAATTGAAGGTGTATGGTGGGTGTGGTAAATTGAAGTAGACCGGGGAACGAGAAATGACGACTGGCCTAAGTTATGATGGTAGCGTTGCTGGAACGTCCAGTTTCGTCACCCAAATCGCCACAATGGCCGTCGTCGACGAGACCGATTCGGCGTTCCTGACCGTACTGCCTCAAGCGATCACTTATGCTGAAAACCGCATTTGTCGTGACCTTGACTTCATGTTTACCTCCGTGTCCAACACTAGTTATTCGATCACGCAGAACTCCAGAACCGTAACCGTCCCTGTCGCCAACTTTTTCCCCTCCGACAATGGGACTCTGGTGGTTTGCGAGCAGATCAATCTGCTCACCCCGGCGGGGTCGGTCGATCCAGACACTTCAACTCGAGTTCCTCTGCTGCCGACCACTAAGGAATTCTTGGACGCGGTTTTTGGAGCTTCGTCCTCCACCGGCCAGCCGAAATACTTTTGCCCCTTTGGCGACGGCGAGACCAATTACACTTTTTTGGTTGGTCCCTATGCTGATCTGACCTACCAGATCGAAATAGTCGGGACATACCGGCCCGCGTCGTTGTCGTCCTCCAATTTGACGACGTTCATCAGCTTGTATCTGCCAGACCTGATGATCATGGCGAGCATGATCTACGTTTCTGCATACCAGAGGAATTTTTCGTCTGCGGCGTCTAATGACCCTCAAATGCCTGTCAGCTACGAAACCCAATACCAGACTCTGCTGAAATCCGCCGTGGTGGAGGAAGCTCGCAAGAAACAGGAAGGCGCGGCTTGGTCTTCGCAAGGTCCGTCTTCTTTCGCTACTCCTACAAGGTAATTCGCCGTGCCTCATGCAACCATGAAATTGCTGCCGGGCGTGGATCAGAACAGGACGCTTGCGCTCAACGAAGCGGCTATTTCTGACAGTCAGTTGATTCGATTCGTTCCAGACAAGCAGGGCGTCGGTCTGGTCCAGAAATTGGGCGGATGGACGAAGTGGTTTCCGTCTAGCGTTGGGTCGATAGTTAGAGCCTTGTGGTCTTGGCAAGACACCAACCTTAATTCTTATTTGGCCATAGGCAGTCAGCCCAGAACGGCTACTATCACCGGCCTGTCTAACGCTGTCGTCAGCGCCGTCAACTACACCACGTTGAGCTATTCTGGCTCCGCCGCATTCTTTGTTGGTGATAGCATCGCTGTTTCTGGCGTCACCCCGACGTCTTATGATGGCACCAAGACGCTCACGTCTTCGACGTATGACGTCGCCACCTCTACCGGGACGGTCACGTTTGCTGGCGTCAATTATGGCGCGATGACTGTCGCGGGTCAGTTTTACGCCGGGGACGGACTGTCGGAAATAACTAGCGGCAACCGCCAAATTCTGACTCCTAAAACTCAGGTCCAAAGCGTCGCTGTCTCCGCCACCACGTCGGCGGGCAGTCCTTCAGTCACCATCACTGCTTCGGGCTCCAACATATACAGCTCGGATTCGGTTTACATCAAGACCCAAATTTCGGTCGGTGGGCTGGTGTTGTTTGGCCTCTATCAGGCCACGTTCATCGACGGAACCAACCAATTCGAGATAACGGCCACCGACGTTCTTGGAAATCCAAAAAACGCCACCGGCTCTGTAATTAATGGTGGGGCGGTCCCCCAGTTTGGTTACACCAGCGGGTCTGGCACGGTTTCGGTGACTCTGGCCGACCACGGATTCGCTGTTGGCGACACGTTCCCGATATTGGTGCCAACTACGGCGGCGGGAATAACCCTGTATGGGAACTACACCGTAACCAGCGTTTCCTCCAGTTCCATTTTTGCCATTCAGGCTAACGCCATCGCCAATGCCACCACCTCCGTTAATCTGAATGGCGGCAACGCTTATTACGTTTACTACAAGACGCCCAGCGCCCTCCCTAGCTCTACCGGGTATGGCGTGGGTGGATACGGCGCGGGTGGGTATGGCACGGGTACGACCCCTACCGTCATGTCATCTGGCGATGCTATCTACGCCGCCGACTGGACTTTGGACAACTGGGGTCAGCTTCTTTTCGCCTGCCCGGTTGATGGTCCGATCTACACGTGGGACCCTACACTAGGCATTTCGCAAGCTTCCGTGGTGCCGAACGCTCCCTCAGTCAACGACGGAATGTTTATCGCCATGCCGCAAAGGCAGGTGGTGGCTTGGGGCTCGACGTTCAACGGCGTGAAAGATTCGCTGTTGATGCGCTGGTGCGACGTCGAAAATTACAATTCTTGGGTCGCCTCTGTGACGAATCAGGCCGGATCATACCGGTTTCCAAAGGGGTCCAAAATCGTTGGCTGCATTCAAGGTCCGCAGCAGGGGTTGGTCTGGACCGATTTGGCCGTTTGGGCGATGCAGTATGTCGGACCTCCCTACGTTTATCAATTCAACGAAATCGGTAACGGGTGTGGGCTGATTTCGCGCAAGGCGGCCACGTCTATGAATGGCGTGGTTTATTGGATGAGCCAGAGTCAGTTCTTTAAACTTGGCGACGCCGGGGTCGAGGTGATCTTTTGCCCGGTGTGGGACGTCATTTTTCAGGACTTGGACACTAGCAACCTAGACAAAATCAGGATTGCTGCAAATTCCAGATTTGGCGAAGTGTCTTGGTTTTACCCGACCAATAGCTCCAACGGCGAAATCAGCAACTACGTCAAATACAACGCGAATTTGAACGCTTGGGATTTTGGCGTGCTGTCCAGAACTGCTTGGATCAACCAGTCGGTGCTGGGGCCGCCAATAGGGGCGGGGCCGTCTGGCGTCAGTAACTTTATTTATCAACACGAGACGTCCACCGACGCTGATGGGCAGCCGCTCGTGTCGAATTTCAAAACCGGCTACTACCAAATGACTGAGGGTGAATACAAGATATTCATCGACCAGATTTGGCCGGATATGAAATGGGGGTACTATGGCTCTGCGCAGGATGCTGATCTCACGATTACGTTTTATGTCGCTGATTATGCGCATGAGACTCCTCGAGTTTATGGCCCTTATCCGTTTAACAATCAGACAGACTTTTTGACCCCTCGCTTCAGGGGCAGGTTCGTATCGATCGAACTGCAAAGCAGCGACATCGGCTCTTTTTGGCGCATTGGCGGGACCAAATACCGCTTCCAGCAAGACGGGAAATTCTGATGGCGTCAGAAGCCGACTTCCTCACTACACACAAGAACGGCGTGATCGCCATAAACGGTCTGAACCAGACTTTGGACTCGTTCAGCACCAGCCTGATCGACCAGACGAACTATTACAAAGGCAAATCGACGTCTGGAGCTCTCTCGAGCCAGACTTTGATTTCCGCCGGGTCGGGATTTTTGGTTAGCTTTTCCGTCACCGTGGCTGGCAGCGCGGCCGGAACGATCAATAACAGCGCGACTACCGGGGCTGTTGCCGCCGGCAACGTGGTTGCTGCTGTTCCTGCTACGGTTGGCATATATCCGGTCGGGGCTAGGTTCACATCTGGGCTTGTGGTCACCCCAGGGACTGGGCAGAGCATAGCCGTAACTTATTCGCTAGACTGAGGCCGACTATGCCACTCAAAAAAGGCAAATCCCAAGAGACCATTTCCAGTAACATCAGGGAAATGATCCATGCCGGCCACCCTCAAAAACAGGCGGTCGCAGCCGCTATGGAGACCGCCCGCAGGTCGAGAGCCACTGGTGGGGAAGTGACCAAGACTCATGTTGGCCCGATCAACAGCCTCGTAGCTGGCCGCACCGACCACTTGCCCATCAATGTCCCGTCAGGCGCTTACGTCATTCCTGCGGACATAGTGTCGGCTCTCGGTGAGGGCAACACCGTGGCCGGGTTCAGAGTCCTCAACGACATGTTTGGGGTCCAAAAACTGGGGGACGAGCCGTCGGTGGAGATAGTGGCGGCGGGTGGAGAATATGTGCTGTCCCCCGAATCGGCCGCGAGAATCGGCGGTGGTGACATGGACTGTGGGCACCACTGTTTGGACGAATTCGTGAAAAAGTATAGGGCCAAAACGGTAAGCACCCTCAAGAAGCTGCCGGGACCTAAACGCGACTGATGGAGAAAGTCGATGAGCGAAGAAGTAAAAGTTAGAGTGGGGGTCCCTGAGGACCTTCACGCCTGTATGGACCTGTTTTTAAAGGCCAACGAAGAAAACGGCTTGGCCAAAATGGATGAGAACAAGCTCATCAATATGGTCTGGCCTTCGCTTCATTGCGACGGCGGAATGGTCGGCGTCATAGGCTCTGTAGGCAAGCCTTTGGAGGGCGTCGTATTGTTGCGCATTGAGGAATTATGGTATACTCAAGAGCCTGTTATAGCTGAGAAGCTCGTTTTTGTACACCCCGATTATCGCAACGCCAAAGGCGGCAGGGCCGCCAAGCTTTGCGAATTTGCCAAACGGGTCTCAGACGAAATGCAAATGCCCTTGATTATCGGCGTGATCTCGAACACCCGTACCGAGAGTAAGATTAAAATGTACAAGCGGTTAATTGGAGAGCCAGCGGGCGCGTTTTTCGTCTACGGTGGTAAAACTGGTCAATTCGCTAAGGAAAAAGCGGCTTGACGTTCCGGAGAAACTAAATGTGCAGTTTTGGCTCCAGCGCCTCAGCTCCCACTACGCAATACTCCACGCAAACTACCGTCGCCGATCCTCGCGCGACGGCGATGTACAATCAGGCGTGGCAGGCGGCGCAGCAAGCCACTAACAGGCCGTTTACGCCATACAGCTACGACCCGGCGGCGTTTGTCGCTCCTATGAATCCGGTGCAGCTGCAGGCCACCCAGAACATCATGGGCATGCAGGGGGCGGCCTCTCCGTTTTACCAAATGGGGGCCGGGCTGGCGGGGGCTTCTGGCACGACAACCGCTCCGCAGGTGGTCGGCCAATACATGTCGCCCTACATGTCGCAGGTCATCGACCCGACTAGGGCCGCCATCGAACAGCAGCAGGGCGTACAACGCGCTCAGCAGCAGGCGGAACAGATCAAGGCCGGAGCGTTTGGACAAGAACGCGGGCAACTGATGCGGGCCGTTTTGGCTGGCCAGCAGAATCTCGGTCTGGGTCAAGCTCTTTCGCCGCTCTATCAGACCGGGTACGGTCAGGCTCTCGGAGCCGCGCAGACAGACCTCGCTCGCCAGCTTCAGGCGGGTCAGTTGTTTGGTCAACTTGGAACCGGTTATCAGACTGCCGGGCTGCAGGGCGCTGAAGCGCTCATGGGCGCTGGCACTATGGGCCAGCAGACCCAGCAGAAGGGTCTGGAAGCCCTCCACAACCAGTTCCTCATGCAGCAGGCTTACCCGTTCCAGACGGCCCAGTATATGGCTTCCGTCGCTGGTGCGCTCGGTCCTCAGTATGGCAGCACCACCAGTGGTCTCCAGTCCAGCATGGCCCCGCTGTCGTACATGGGCATGCCCATGTCTGACCGTCGCCTGAAAGAAGGCGTGGACGAGGAAAAGAGGGAGCCGGAAATCATTGGTCAGACCAATGATGGTAAAAACATTTACAGATACCGCCTGATTAATCCGGACACGGGCGAGCTCGGGCCGGTCCAGATCGGCCTTATGGCCGACGAAGTGGAGGAGTCCAATCCTGAGGCTGTTGGCGACTACAACGGGTTCAGAACGCTCGATTACGAGCGCGCCACGGATGACGCCGCTCGCATGGGCGGGGGCGTCGGTGCGGCAGGTGACTACGCGGCCGGCGGTGGGGTCTACGGCGGCTCTGGGTACGTGCCCACTATCAACATGGCTGCTGGCTCTGGACTGCACCCGGCAGCTCTGTCTTTCATGACTCCGGCCGAAAAGAAAAAGTACGGTCTGGGTGAGTCTATCAAAGACGTGATGGGAATATACGGAACCGGCAAGGAGCTTTATGGCGATTATAAGGACTACATGAAGTCCAAAGACGCCGCGACGCTGGCCGCCAATCCCAGCGAGCTTTCTACCGGGTGGTTCGCCAACGGCGGATCGGTGTACGACGAGGAGCCAAAAAGCTACGTCCCTGACGTCGATTTGCAGCCCGGTCGCGGCCTCGAGCCGGCCAAGTTGTCGTTTGACGAGCCCGAAAAGAAAGAGTCCACCAATTATCTTGGCATGGCCAAAGACGTGGGGTCTCTAGCGCTGATGGTGGCCAAGGCCGCTCCTTATTTGGCCTCTCTGTCTGACCCTCGCCTCAAGACTGGCGTTCGTCCGCACGCCGCTGATGGAATGGGCATCAGGGCAGGGTCCACTGGAGTTCCTGATCTTAGCGAGCCCGATGAACGTCCTGAGGATTTCGAGAGGGCCGTGGCCCGCACCCTCAAGTTCGAAGGTGGCTTAAACCCGAATGATGTTGGGCATGGCCCGTCGATGCGCGGCATTAATCAGGCGGCGCATCCCGGGATCGACGTCACCAAGCTGACTGAACCTCAGACTCGAGACATTTATTACAATGAATATTGGAAGGGCGTGGGCGCTGACCAGCTTCCTTCTAACATGCGTGAAATCGTGTACGACACCGCCGTCATGGCCGGTCCTCGTCGCGCCAAGCAAATCCTGAGCATCGCCGGAACCGACCCCGAAGCCTACATGTCGGCCCGCGAAAAATTTCTCGGCAATCTAGTGAAGGGCGACCCCGAGAAGTATGGCCCTTACGCTAGGTCTTGGGCCGCCAGAAACGCTGCTCTGCGCAGCGGACTGGGCAAGACCCCTGTGCTTGGCGAGACCCCTGCAGTCAGAAGCGAAGAACCCGCGCCTGCAGCCAGACCGGAAGTGGCCCCGCGCGGAATTTCCGGTATGATTCGCGGCACTGCTCCGGAGGGGGTGGGCGAAAAGGCCCTCGACTTCCTGACCAGCGAAAGATTTTTGGTCCCGCTGCTAACCGGCATCGGCACCGCCGCTTCCTCTCAGTCCAGATTTTTGGCCCCCGCGCTGCTGCAGGGTCTGGGAGCCGGGGCCAAAATGTATGGCGAAATGGGGCAGACCGAATTCGAGCGCGAAAAAGCTCGAGAGGCTCTCGGCCTCGAAGCTAGAAAAGTCGGGGTCGGAGAGCGCGAGCTCGGCCTGAAGGAAATGGAGATGCGTCGCAAGCTAGGCGCTGCATCCGCCATCGCCAAGGCCCTGTCAGGCGGCTCCAGTGAAATCCCGTACGCGGCCCCTGCCAAACCAGCAGGCGCTTCCACTCCTGCTGGTGAAACCCCCGTAACCGCTCCGGTCACTGCGGCTGCGCCTAGCACTGCCGCCGCTCCTGAGGCTGCGCCCGTCACCACGGCCCCGGTTGCTGCCGCGCCCGTCACGCCTCCGGTCAACAGTGATTTTTGGTCTAACGTCGATCCGCAGTCCAATCCCCACGTTTTGGACGCCAAAGCCCAGCAGTTCGAAAACGCTGCGGTGGCGGCCGGTCAGGCTGGCGACCCGGAGTATGCGAAGCAGTTGTTGGCATCTGCCCAGCAATACCGCTCGTCTGCGTCCAGCATCAGGAAAGAAGGACGAATCCTCACCAAATCAGGAGAGGTCGTTCTCATTCCGGGGTTCAGTGAGTCTACCGCCGCCGTGAAAAAGGCCGAGACCGCCGCCGACATCGCCGCCAGAACCGCTGGAGAGCCGGCGCTGGAGGAGGAGAAGGCGCGCAGGTTGGCGAAAGTCAAGGCCGAGACTGAGCCCGGCATGACGCGCGACATCGAAGAAGTCAAAGCTGATGTTGGCCGCAGGTATGCCCCTCGCGTCAGTCCGACCGGCACCAAGTTTATCCCGCCGAAAGAGGCCGCTGCTGCTGCCCCCGTCGCTGCCCCCGTCGCTGCCGCTCCGGCCGCCCCTCCCTCTGAGCGACCCGCTAGAGCAGAGGCTGAGCCAAAAACTGGCCGGCTCCGCACTGCCATCCCGGCTGCCCCTCCGGGTGGCGGCATGATGATAGACCCGTCCTTGCCACCGGGCGCTGAGATTTCCGAACTCAGCCCACAGAACGCTGCTATCGTCGAGAACGACAAGAAGTTCTTTGGCGACTTCATGGAGCGCATCCCGGCCACTGAGGTGGCGCTGCAGCGTTACAAGAACATTGCGCAGGCTCTCAAGGTGGCGGAATCGGGATCGACCGCAGATCAGCGGTTGGCGTTCAGCGCGCTGGCCTCAACCATGGGGTATCAGGACTTGGCTGAAAAAATCAGCCAAGGCGACCCCGCCGCGATTGAGTTGGTAAAAAAGAACGCTCTCAACGCGGTTTTGGACACCCTGAAGGCCGCCACGCCTCGCTTCGCCCAGCAAGAGTTCACCAAACTATCCGATCAGGGAGTTCCGTCACCGGATCGCCTGCCTCGCACCAACTTCGAGATGGTTACGGAAGCTGTTGGCGCCCTTGAGCGCCAGAAAGCTTTCGCTAAAGATTGGGCTCAGGCTCAGAAAGAGGGGTGGGTGTCTCCCACTTCGTTCTGGCAGAGTTGGTCTGAAGCCAACCCGCTCGATGACTTCGTCAAGTCCGCTTCACGTCAGTTGGGCAACTTCAAGGGTATGCCTCTGCCGCCCGCCAAGAACTGGGCTGAAGGGGCGATCTACGTCGTTCCCGCCCATCTCACAAGCGTTCAGGCGTCGCATATGGCCAAAAAAGGCCTCAGGTCGGGCGACATGTTCATGTTTGGCGGGTGGGGAGAAGGTGGCGACGCGGTCATGAAGCCGATCCAAAAATCTGAGGCTTATTCTGCCCACAGAGGGGTCCAATAATGGCCGACCAGTCCTTCTTTGAAGCGTTCGACGCCGCCCCGGCGGAAGAGGCTAAACCGGCCACTTCTTCTCTCGCTGACGCTTTTAAATCCGGGACGGAGGAGAGAGAGCCCTCGGTCATAACTACTCTCGGCTCCCCTATCACAGGTCTGGAAGCAGGCGCTGCTGAGATTGTCGGAGCTCCGGTTGACGTTACTGCTTGGGCTCTACGCAAGGCCGGCGTACCCATAGGAAAAATGCCTATTGGTGGATCGGAGTCCCTGAAGGCTCTCGGCCGCAAATATATGGAAACGGTAGGCGCGACGACCATCGAGCCGACCACTGAGGCTGAGCGCCTGCTTTATTCTTTTGGCAAAGGCACGGCCGGAGCGGTGGTCCCAGCCATCGCGGCCGAGACTGTCTTACCTAAGCTGGCCGGGCTGTATCCAAAAACCGCTCAGACCCTAGAGACCCTTTTCGCTCCTCGCGCCGCAGGCGTCGCTCCTATGGCCGAATTGGCTACGCTGGGTGGCACAAGCGGCGTTGGCGCGGAAGTCGGAATGGAGATGGTTCCTGAAAAATGGAAGCCTCTGGCTGGCCTTGCAGGAGGCATTGTCGGCGGTGGCGTCGGGGCGCTCGGGGTGTCTGGCGCTCGCACTTTACCCGCTCTTGCTCAGCGTGGGTTGGAGTATCTCGAGCCAATCTCCGAGAAGGGCATCGAAAAGGCCGCTGCTCGACGTCTTGGCGAGGCTGCCTCAAGCCCTCTGGCCGCTCTCGAGGCCATAGAGACCCGGCCCAGCGAGATAGTGCCGGGCTCTCGCCCGACCACCTTTGAACTTACTGGGGACGTTGGGCTGGGCCAGTCGCAGCGCAAGGCCGAGACCATGTATCCGGCCCCGTTTTTGGAGCGCAAAGGCGAACAAGCCGCCGCTCGATCCAAAGAACTGGAGGGCGTGGCCCCGTCTGGCGAGATAACCGACCTCCCGGCGCACCTCAAGAATCGCCACGAGGAATTGGACCGCAACGCTGCGATGTACGTAGCCGACGCTGAACGAAAGGCTAGGCAGGAAGTTGCGAAGCTTGGCGGCGCGAGCACTCCTGAGGAGTATGGAAGGATTCTTCGCGAAAGGCTGGAAGAAGCCAAATCCACCATGCGCCATGAGCGCGAAGACCTATATAAAGACGTAGACCCCACGGGGTCAGTAGTAGTTGACGCCTCGCCTGTGGCCGCCTCAGCCAAGTCCACGTTCAAAGTGGGGCGCATGGCCTCGCCGCTGTCAGCGGTCGAATCAGACATCTTCGAAAAAGCCAAAACGCTTGGCCCCGACACTTCATTTAAGGACCTGCGGGACTTCGACACCTACGTCACCGCTGAGATGGCCGCTGAAAAGAGGGCCAGAGGCGAGACCCCTACGTGGGGCAGGCTGTCGGCCCTAAAGTCTAAGATTATGGACGTTCTGAACCAGTCCGTGGAAAACGAGTCGCTCGCCGCCGCCAAAGCCAAACACATAGAATACAAGACTACTTTTGGTCGCGGGCCGGTCGGTGAAACGCTGCGCACGGAGGGATTCGGCGGCCAGTATAGGGCTCCTGACGCAGCCACTGTGTCCAAGTTCTTCCCAGCTGGTGAAAAAGGTTTCGAGGCGGCCTCTGCGTTCCGCAAGGCGGCTGGATCAGACAAAGAAGCGATGGATGCGATGCACGACTATGTCGTGTGGTCGCTGAAAAAAGAGGCTATGACGCCAGCTGGTTCGATTGACCCGGTAAAATTCGCTAATTGGCGCAACCGTCACGAGTCGGCCCTGAGAGCATTCCCCGAGCTGGCTAGCAAATTCGATTCCGCCGTAAGCGCCTCTGAGCGCGTGGCGGCTGCTGCCGACGCCACCAAGCAGGTCATTAAGGACCAACAGTCCAAGGCCGTCCAAAAGGTGATGAACCTTACCGACGCTGAGGACGTCAAAAAGACCGTTGGGTCCATTTTTGGCCAAAAAGACGCCGCCAGTCAGTTGGCTGACTTGGCCGCCAAGGCCAAAGACAACCCTGATGCTTTTAATGGCCTGCGCCGCGCCGTAGCGGAGCACATCCGTGACAGGTTTATCTCCAATGCAGAGGCGGGCACCACCGGGGTCAACCTGATCAAGTCGGACTCGTTCCAAACGTTCCTGAAAAACAACGCCGCCGCTCTCGGTAAAGTGTTCAACCCGGAAGAAATAGCTTCCATGAAGCGCGTTGCTGCAGACTTGCATAGGGCCAACAGGTCTGTCAGGTCCACGGCGCTGCCCGGGCGCTCCACTTCGGCTCAGGACATTCTGCCGACCATCAAGGACAAAAAACTGGACCTCAAGTCGCTGTTCGACGTGATAATTGGCGGCGGCGGTCTGGCCATGATGGGGTCGCATCCCGTGCTCGGCGCTATGTCGATGACGTCTGCCGCTGGCCATCATATCATCGAGGGTCTGAGGCACGAGGGTCTGCAGTCGATTAACGACTTGGTGACTGAGGCGCTCCTGAACCCCGACGTGGCGAAACGTCTACTCCAAAAAATGCCCGCCAAGCGCGGCGAAGCACTCCCCGGCATCGAGGAGAGTTTGCGTAGGCTCCCGGCGTATGGCTTAATGGAAGGCGAACGCGGTGAATCTGCAAAACCGCAATACGCCAGAGGCGGCAAAGTGGGTTTCACCCCAGCCAAGCTTTTGGCCATGGCGGAGAGGTCCAAAAAACGCATTCAGTCCCACACCGAGCCGCTCCTTGATCATCCCGACGAGCATGTTGTGCATGCCCTGAAGGTAGCCAACGGGAACATAAACGATGGCCAGTAAAACGCCTCTGCTTCAACCGGCGTATAACGATCCTAATTGGAACACTCCCCTCAATTCCAATTTTGACGTCATTACCAACGCTCTCGGGTCAATAACTTCGGTTACGGTGACGTCAGCCAACGTCACGATGACCTCTACTCAAGCCCAGTCCATGGCCATCGCCGTCAGCGGCTCTATGTCCAACGACTACTCGTTGTTTTTGCCGGCTGGCATCGTGGGGTCTTGGGTCCTCACCAACTCGACGTCTGGTGGCAGGACGTTGTCGGTTTATGTTGATAACGGGGCTGGCTCCCCAGCGGGGGCTGGCGTGTTGCCACCGTCTGGCACCCCGATCATCATATTCAGCGACGGAACCAACGTAAAATTCGCCAACGATTACGTTTCCGTCACCGTTTTGCCCGGGTTCATTCTTCCTTTTGGTGGATCGTCTGTGCCAACTGGCTGGCTTTCCTGCAACGGGTCGGTGGTGTCTCAAACCACCTATGCCTCGTTGTATGCGGCGATTGGAACCACGTGGAATACCGGAAGCGAGGGAGCAGGCAACTTCAGGCTCCCTAACCTTCAGGGGGCATTTCTACGAGGTTCCGGTTCCGGTCTGAACCCCGTTTCTCGAGCGGTGGGTTCGTATCAGGCCGACGACGTCAAACCCCACACCCACAGCGTCACTGACCCGGGGCATAGCCACACTTACGTGGGTTCGTCGTTCTCGAACGGTGCATATTCGTCTGGTGGCCGTGCAGACACGTCTCTAACCAGAACCACCGACAGCGCCACGACCGGAATCACCATTAATAATTCGACTGGCACCGAGACAGTGCCAAAAAACTACGCCGTTCTCTACTGCATTAAGTACTGACATGATGCATCCCGACGACATAGAAAAACTGCTCATGATAGCAAGGCTTTTCCTTCTTGTCGGGATGATTCTCTTTGGGTTAAGGTGCATTGTAGCTATATACTACCTCATCGAGAACTTCGCGCAAGCGACATAGCCACTCCTCTGCCCCTAGACCTCCCTCCGGACCTCTCCCTTATTCCCCATTTTTTGACGTATATGCGGGCTGGAACGATGCATTCTTTTTTGTGGTCAGCACAATACGAGGAATCTGCAGTCTTTTCTTTTCCACAAAAAACGTGGCCTTCGTCATCGCACCAAATGGGATATTTGCACTGATCGGGCTTTAGCTCCAATAAGGGAATAGCCTCTTTGAAAATTCGTTCGATGTTGTGGAATTTTGGCTCTTTGACAGGTTCTTCTGTCGCCCGTTTGGCTTTTTTAGGCTCAGGTTTGAGCGGAGCGGGGTCTTTCGGCTTAATCCTGCCCTCTTTTATGTCGCCGGAATACTTGAGCCGACTGATGATGCCAGCTATCTGGTGGCGGTTGCCCCCTACTTCTTTGCCTATTTGCGAATAGGTCAGTCCTTTCTCGTACATCCTAATTATTTTCATTTTCAAGTCTGGCTGGGTGAGGATGCTTAGTCTGGTGTTGATATTTTCCATTGTATGGCCTGTCGGTTGTCTTGTCGAGCCAATGAAACGTGAATTGGCAAATCGGATCACCGGACCTTATGTACACCGGTTCGTCCCCCAGATTAACCAACTCCAGCGTGGCGTTACCCTTGAATCCGGGATCAAACAAGGTGTTGAACGCCGACACAAACAGCCGGGCGTAGGTCGATTTGTCGCACACGTACCCCACCACGTTGTCGGGCATGTAAAAGTCTTCGACCGTGTGAGCCAAGGCTTTACAAGGAGGGTTCGTCTCGAGAGAACGGAGCCACTGGCTGAACGCGTATTCCCTCGACGCCGCTCCAGTAACGGCTTTTTGGAGGCTGAAAACAGGGTTTGGCCCCAGCGTCAGGTCGTGAGCTATGCAAACGTCGTAAGACGCCGCCGACAACCCTCTACTTTTGCCATTCCGAGCCACCTTCTCCGGGACGAATGGAACTATCATCGGTTGTTGTTTCACCATTCCGAACCATTTCGTCGGGCGACACAATTTTGTTATGCTCTGTGCACTCAACTGAGACATTTTGATCCTTTTTCGGTTTGCTGGCGGGGCGAAAGGTGATGCCTGACGCCCACGCCATCATATACACCCCTATAGCCCAAGTTACTATGCCCAACGTCATTCGTCAGACGAATTCAACGTTGGCGGGTTGATCGCATAGTCATTGGTGACAGACTGGGGACTGAACGGAGACCCGTACGGTCCGAATTGGTTGTTGATGCTGTTGTAGCTGAACGGAGACCCGTACGGTCCAAATTGGTTGGATGTGCTGTCGTAATCGAACTGATTCGAAGACAACTTGCCAAGGTATTCAGCATCAGCCGGCGTGGTTACTAGCACCAGCATCACCACGATTGCTCTCATTGGTCTGCTCTCCGTTGAATTGATGGTCGTCCAGCGCCGCGTAAGCGGCGCTGTCCATGTTCTTGAATGGACCTTCCATTCGAGACCCCTTGCGATGCCAAAACATGCCGTCACCGTCTTCGATGAAGTCATAGTCTAGGCGTAGCGCTTTCAGGATTGCTGCAGCGTCGGCCATCACACCATCCCCAATTCTCTGTAGATGCGGTCGATCATGCCCTCCAGCTTGTTCAAACGCGCTTCAATGTTGGATTTCTTGTTTAACGGGTTATGAGGATGGCACCGCGACAGCTGACCATAAGCCGCCATTCTGACAGCCTTTACGTTGTTGACGCTAGCTCCGTTACCGTATTTTTTGGCTACAGCTTCGTCGCTCCAACCCTCTTTATATTTCCAACCCTCGCCATGGCGCACGATGTGCTTGCCGATGAGAGCAGCAACCGCAAACTTGTCGCGGGCATTCATGAAATTTCTGTCGGCCACGTTAGTCTCCCTTTTTAGTGACAGTGCATTATAACACGCTGTAAAATCTGCGTCAATCAACAAAGTGTTTGTTTACAAGAAGTCTTGCCATTTCCAACATTTCTTTGTCGGTCATCGGCCCCCCCCGTTTTGTTGATTAAGGATTCCTGTTTCACGGTCGTATCCTAGTATTGAAGATGCTACATCTTCCTTCCTCTGTAGAGCTCGTATGATTCTAATATCTAACTCAGTAGAAGCAAAGTCTATAATACTAAGGCCCACGCTTTTGTCGCCAAACTGATTACGCTCTTCGCACTGCGATCTAGAGTCGAGGCTGTATGTTGATTCGAAAAACACCATCGTGACGCACGGCGACTCCTTTGACCCGACGAGCTCGTGCCCATACTTGGAGGCATCGATCTGGCCAATTAACACGCGACACGACTCGTCCTCGTTGAACTTGCGCTTTTGTTCGACTACGTCATCAGCGCCACCTTTGATCACCGCCGGGTTGTATTCTTTGAGCGCTTCCTCGAGTAGCTTGATGGAGTGGCGGTAGTGAACGAACACGATCAGCTTGGTGCTCAATTCATCATCAAGAATCGACTTCACCGCCAAAATTCTGGGGTTCTCCTCAGGCGGGACGAGGTCGATTATTTTGTTGTTTTCATCGATGATGAACCCGGACGCTATCTGCGACTGCTTGATCAGTCGGGTGATGACCTGATCGGCCGTAACGATAGTGTTGCCCAAACACGCCACGAAGTCCTGCTGCATCTGGTTGTACAGTTCTTTTTGGCGGCCGGTGAGGTGAACCACTCTAGTCGAATAGTCGGGCTTCTCGAATCCTTCGATCCAGTCGATCTTTCTGGCCTTGAAAGAGCAGGCGTCCAGAATCACCTTAAGGCGCTCTTCATTTTTGGCCCCCAGCACCTGCTTGCCCTGAAAGCCACCCATGACGCAAAACGCCGCTTTGAACAGCGAAAACTGCCACCCGTCCAGTTCGCCCATAAACTTAAGTTGACCAAAAAGGTCGTGCACGCCCTGCGTCAGAGGCTTTCCGGACAGCGTGCGGCGATACCCGCACTGTTTGGCCAAAGACAGGGCGGCCTTGAACGTGGCGCTCCCCGGATTTTTAAGCTTGATCGACTCGTCGGCCACGATGAAAGTATCAGGCCCGCACATCGGCATGATGGCGTCTATGTTCTTTTTGTATGTGAGGGCCTCGTAGTTGACCACCACCAGACCATACCGGTTATTCTTGAGGAATTCCTTCAGGGATTTTTCGCTAGACGACTGGAATTCGTGCATAGGGACGGTTAGGCCCCATTTCTTCGCCGCCAGAATCCAATCAGACTTGAATTTGTTGGGGGCCAGCACCAGCATATAGCGTACGTCGAAGTCATGCACATATTGGGCGTAT